AGCAGCTCCACCTACAATTGCTTCTGGAATCCATAATTGCTCATCTCCAATATCTAAAGTTTCTCGAAGATTTTCAGGTAAGGATTTCCAACCTACATCATAATATGCTTGTGATTCTAATGGCTCTTTTTCCATCCAATCTAAATAAGGTTCTTTAACTGCATCTTTCCACCAATCATGAACTATTTTCTTATGATATCTCCTATTTCTATTTTTAGCCCTTCTATCTTGTACAGACCTACCACCTCCAGTTGCAGTAGCTGCAGCTTCTACATAAGTACCTGTTTCAGGGTCCCAAATATATCCACCTGTACCTTCATGAGCATCAGCAGTCCTCGAACCCGTTAGTCTCTTGCCAAGTCCACCTTTTTTACTCCATACAGAATGTCCTCTTCTTAAATTAGCAGTAGCGGTATATCCTCTAGTTCCTTTTTTCCAATCAGAACCAGGAGCAAATTGCACACCTGGCGTTAATAAATGCTCCCCTTTATAAGCATCTACAGACTTGTCCCATCTTTTCTTTTTCTTTACTCTATATCCAGGCATGTCTTTTAATTGAGCCATAATCTTTTCCTTTTAAGTTAATAAATCATCTAATAAATCAATTGTTTTTACAGCAATATGGACTCCTGCATAAATAGGGTTTGCATCAGCACCTGCTGCTCCTGCTACATCCATAGCTCCTGTAAATCTATCCCAACCAGAAGCATCTTTTCTGACAACATCATATGCTCCCATTACTTCACTTGCAGGTTCTGTAATAATGCTAGCTTTTTCACCAACTTCTTTAGCTGTATTAGCAACATTTTTTGCAGTTGTACTTGCGTTCATTAATCCTTCCTGCA